CTCAGCCGTCGGAGAGAACTGCTTAATTGGGGCCCATCCCCATAGAGGACGCGGAAAGGTCCGGAATCGCCGTAATAGCTGGTGGGTCGTCCGGCCACCGAATAACGGCTCGCAACCCTTGCCGCGTATGGATGGACACCGACGCGCCGTGAATATGTACCACCAGATGTACCACCGATCGGCTCAAGTGCGCTTGCATGGCGAGTTGATCACCTGGCGGAGCATCAGCAGCACAAAACTGGTGCTTTATAGCTGGAAAATGTCCGGGTCGTTCGGATCAAGGTAATCGAGGTAATCTCGCTTGATTCGCAACACAAAATCGTTAATAAACAACATTTAACGGATACAACCTCAAGGTAATTAATTGGTAATTTCATAGTAATTAGTTACCATATCAAAAGGTAATCTCGCGCCAGATCCACTGCCAATAAAATCAATGGCTTGCGGATAAATTACCTCTGTGGTTACCTTGAATCACCTCTGCAAGGTGATTTAAATGCATATATAAATCATTGAGTTGCGGTGCTTTATGACCGGCGTGACCTGGATCACCGTTTTCCCATGCCCTCGCACTTTCCACAGTCAAAAGCCGCGCAATCACGCAAAAATCGCCCTTTCCTCGCGTCGGATCGCGTCGTGCTCCCAGGCGTATCCGGAGACCTTCAGGGCAGCACCAAGGCCACCCGCTGGGCTGTGGATGGCTTCGTCGAAAACACTCTCTAAAGTCAACGCGGGCGCGGCGGGGGAGACCGCACGCTATGGGGCTCAACCGCTCATTACCGCACCGAATCGCACCGCCGGTGCAGTAATGGGCTGCGGTCTAGCTCAGGGCATGAAAAAGCCGCCTCTCGGCGGCTTTCGTGGGGGGTGATGGCGGTACTGGTCAGCCCAGCCCGACGCTCGTGCAGCTAGGCGCCGGATTTAGGCTTCGTCGCGCCGTTGGTTGCGAGTGCGGCGACGGCATACTTGTCGAACTGCACGACCTCCTGGCCAACCCAGTCGTTCAGCTCACGCATCCGCGCCTGCAGCGGTTCGATCTCGTTGATCGAGAAAACCTGCGCCGCCTGCACGACCGAGCCGAAACCCGACGTTCCGGTCGGTACCAGGCCGAGCAGCTGCGGCGGCACGCGGTGGCCTGCAAGCATGTCGTCTCGCGTGACGTTCTTGATGTTGAAAAAGTCATCCTTTGCGGCGACCTCGCTCACCGGCATGATCTGAATGCCGTCCTTTTTCCCGCCTGGTGCGTACAGCATCATGTTGCGGAAGTTTCCAGGCCCCTTGCTGTCCTTCATCGCCTGCTTGAGGTTGTCGATCTGGGTCTCGTCGCTCAGCGCGTCGGTCATGTAAAGGATGTAGCCGGCGTGCGATCCGTTGAGGTAGTACTTCCTGCGGAACAGCGTGCTTGACTCGTTCAACCAGGCCGACTGCAGCGATGCCAGGTACTCCGGCAGTCCGTAGATCTCCTGGTTGATGTCCGGCTCCATCAGCTGGAACACCGACCCCTTGTCGAACTGGTGCTCTTGCTTCCAACCAAGCACCGAGAAATAGACGTCCATATCGTCAGCGCCACGCCGCATGTACTTCGCCAGCGGTGGCTTGAGCCTGAGCACCTTGCCGAAGCGGTTTGTGATCCGCTCCATGTAGCTGTCACCGAACACCAGGTAATCGAGCGCGAACTGCGAGAAGTCGGACCGGCTCAGCAGCGGGTGCGGCTTGAACGTTGAAACGAGAATGTTTCGCTTCAGGTAGATCGCCGAGCTGTGGTGCGTCGCCGCGCGAAACGACTTGGCCAGCCCATAGCGTGACACCGGTGGCTCGTACCACTTGCCGTTGCGCCATGCCTCGCAACACTCCAGCACGTCGCGACCATCCAGCACGGGCGTCGGGTCGCCAAACGAGAACGCCTGCGCCTGGCCCTCGGTATTTTTTGCGGTCGCCTGCATCTTGCTCGCCTTTTTCATAGTTCGAAGATCTCCACTTGACTGGTATTGCGCGCGTTCGCGCCCTCCAGCGGTTCATTGATCAAGACCTGCATGGTTGCCCACGCGAGATCGGCGTGGCCTATGTCATCCGACCGGCCCGATGAAAACTTCACGTAACGCCCGCTGTCGGTCAGCGACTTGCGAATGGCCATGAACGACTGCGCGATATCGGTGGATCCGGCATCGAACTCCAGCCGGCCTTTCTCGATCACGTTCTGCGCCTTCATCACCATCAGCGCCTTCAACTCCGGCTGGTACACCAGCCGCTTGGCGCGAGGAAAGAACTGCGTCACCAGCGTGTGCACTGGACCGCCGATGCCGGTGCTGTCCACACTGATCTCGGTGACGTGGTAGCGCTGGGTGATCTTCTTCACCAGCTCGGCATGCGACTCGAAGCCGCCACCCTTCAGGCGGTGCCGCTCGAGAATGCGGAACTTTCCACCCGTCTTGCGCGGTGGCGCGATCACCACCACCCCAGCGCTGTCACCGTCCGCGGTTCCAAGCGACGGGTCATAGCCCACCCACACCGGGTAGTTCGCAAACGGTCGAGCCGCCAGCGGCGACAGATCCTTCCAGTCGACCCAGCTGTCGACCATGCATGCCTGCATCATGGTCAGCGTGAACAGGCTGTCGCCGTCGTCGATGAACTGGCACATCAGCAGGTTCGCGAACTCGTCCGGCGAGTACTCCGTGCGAAGTTCCTCGATATCGAACAGGTCGCAGCCGCCGCGTTCGGCGTCCTCGATCGTCACGATCTGGCGATATACCTTGTCAGGGCATCGAAGCCCACCGACCAGGGCGTCGTGCGTGGTGTCGATCACCAGCTGGTCTTTCTTCGCGCGCCGTCGGTTGTATCGGTCGCCAGTCCAGTGCGGGTACGCCTGGTGGCTCTTCGCGCTCGGCGTGCTGAAGTACGTCTTGCGCCACTGCTTGTGCATCGCCATGCCGCTGGCGACCTTGTTGAGCTCCTCGAACTGGAACGTCCAGAAAAACTCGTCGAAGTAGAAGTTGCCGTGGTATCCCTGCGCCGTGCGGGCGTTCATGCCGAGGAAGTACAGGTGCGCGCCGTTCGGCAAAACGATCGGGTCACCCTTCAGGTCGACCCCGCACGCCTCCAGCGCAAACTGGCGGATGTACTGCTTGAAAATGTGCGCCTGCGCCTTCGACGCACTCAGGAAAATTTGATTCCGTCCGGTGGCGATCGCGTCGTCCAGTGCCTCGCGTGCGAAGTACCAGGTCGCGCCGATCTGGCGCGACTTCAGGATCATGCGGGTGCGCTCGTCGGCGGCCTTTCGCCAGGTGCGCTGGTAGTCGAACAGCGACGCCTCGAATTTGCGCCGCAGCTCGGCCGCCTGTTCCTCCGTGAATCCGTTGCGCTCGGCCTTTCGCTTCGGCCCGCTGTTGCGCGCCTCCACGCTCGGATTCAGGTCGGCCTCGTTGCCACCGGGTGCATCGTACCGACGCACCCGCGCGAAACGCTCCGCCTGCCGTCCCAGCAGGTCGATCTCCTTGTAGTCGCTTCCGGTCTTCGGATCCTTCAGCACAAGAGCGGTCCAACGTGCCTGAAGCGATGTCTCCATCTGCGTCAGCGCCGACGCCTTGTCCCACTCGCCGCGATCCTTCCACGACTGCACCGTCGTGCGCGGCTTGCCGATGTGCTCGGCAATGTCAGCCACCGCCCAGCCTATCCAGTACAGGGCGCGCGCGGTGCGTTCTAGATCGAGTTGGACGGGCGGCATCAACATGCCGGCATCGTCACGCACGCGCCCACATATCTAATTCCGCGCCACGTGTACCAAGGCGCTGGTACACACCCCCCGCGTTGCTGCTTATTCGCGCGCTGCGCAGCATGGCCGCGTCATCTATCCGCGCCCACGCCCCGAGGTTTCCGCAATGGCCAAGAGCAAATTCTTCCGCGTCGCCGTCGAAGGCGCCACCACCGACGGCCGCAACATCGAACGCTCCTGGCTGCTCGATATCGCCGCAACCTACAACCCGACCACGTATGGCGCGCGGATCTTCAACGAGCACATCCGCGGCTTCGATCCGTCCGGCCCGTTCAAAGCCTACGGCGACGTGGTCGCCGTCAAGGCCGAGCCCATCGCCGACGGCGACCTCAAGGGCAAGATGGCCCTGTTCGCGCAGATCGAGCCGACGACCGAGCTGGTGTCGCTGGTCAAGGCCAAGCAGAAGATTTATTGCAGCATCGAGGTCAACCAGAACTTCGCCAGCAGCAACCGCGCCTACCTGCAAGGCCTCGGAGTCACCGACAGCCCGGCCAGCCTGGGCACCGAGGTGCTTTCGTTCGCTGCGCAGCATCCGGCCGCCAACCCGTTCACCAACCGCAAGCAGTCGCCCGACAACCTGTTCAGCGTGGCCGAGGCCGTCGAGATCGAGTTCGAGGAAGAGCCGTCCGAGACCGCGATCGATACCTTGTTCAAGACGATCAAGGAAAAGGTCACCAAGCTGTCCGGCAAGGCCAAGGGTCACGACGCCCAGTTCAATGAAATCGCCGAGTCCCTCACCGGCCTGGCCGACGTGATGGAGCAATTCTCCACCAGCCAGAACGCCGCCACGCAGCGCGTGGTCGACCAGTTCGCCGATCTCACCACGAGGCTTGAAACCATCGAGTCAGCGCGTGCGAAAGCCGATACCGACTTCGCGGCACTGCGCACCCAGCTCGAAAGCCACCCGACGACCCCGCTGCGCCCGGCAGCGACAGGCGGCGACGGCTTCGCGTCAACCAACTGCTGACCCGCCACCCATCCCACACATCCTGCCGCCCCCGCAGTTGCCACCGGAGCCATTCCATGCGTAACGAAACCCGTATCGTCTTCAACCAGTACGCCACGCGCGTTGCGCAGCTCAACAGCGTCGACAGCGCCAACGTCAGTTTCAGCGTGGCGCCGACTGTTCAGCAGACACTGGAAAATCAGATCCAGATCTCCAGCGCCTTCCTCGGCAAGATCAACATCATCGGCGTCGTCGAACAGACCGGCGAAAAGATCAAGCTCGGCGTCGGCAGCACCATCGCCGGCCGTACCGACACCACGTTGAACGATCGCGTTCCGGCCGATCCGACCGATATGGCTAGCAACTCGTACACCTGCAAGAAGACCGACTTCGACACCGCGCTGTCCTACGCCAAGCTGGACGCGTGGGCGAAGTTCCCGGACTTCCAGACGCGCTGCCGCGACGTGGTGATCAACCAGCAGGCGCTCGACCGCATCATGATCGGCTTCAACGGTACGAGCGCTGCCGTCGCCACCGATCGCGTCGCCAACCCGCTGTTGCAGGACGTCAATACCGGCTGGTTGCAGCACATCCGAACCGACGCGCCGGCGCACTGGATGTTCGAAGTCGTGGCAGCCAGCGGCAAGGTCGAAGTCGGTGCCGGCAAGGACTACGAGAACCTGGATGCCATGGTGCTGGACGCAATCGAGCTGCTCGACCTGCCGTTGCGCGATAGCACGGCGCTGGTCGCCATCTGCGGTCGCTCGCTGTTGCACGACAAGTACTTCAAGCGCGTCAACCAGCAGCAGACCGCCGAGAACGAGCTGGCCAGCGACATCATCATCAGCCAGAAGACCCTGGGCGGTATACCGGCCGTGCGGGTGCCGTTCTTCCCCGACAACACCGTGCTGGTCACCACGCTGGACAACCTGTCGATCTACTACCAGGACGGCGCCCGCCGTCGCCGGCTGATCGACAACCCCAAGCGTGACCGTGTCGAGAACTACGAGTCGTCCAACGACGCCTACGTCGTCGAAAACTACGGTGGTGTCGCCCTGGTCGAGAACATCGTCATCTCGTAACCGCGTCCGTCACCCACAACCCCGCAGAGAAGCAAGTGAAAGCCCCGCTCGCCTGCAACCAGGCGGGCGGGACGATCACCGAACGAGGAGAGCCCGCCATGTCCAGCCCCGCCCAGCGCCACGTCCAGCGCATCCAAGCCGCCCAGGCGCACGACAAAGCCGTCGTGCAGGGCACGGCCACGCCCACCGCCACCGGAAGCGCCTACGAGCTCATGCTCGCCAAGCTGGCCACCGACAAGCGGTCGCTCAAGGCGATCCAGTCCCTGCAGGCAAAGATCGAGCTCAAGCGCAAGCTGCTGCCCGACTACGCCGCGTGGATCGACGGCGTCATGCAGGCCGACCAGCCCGCGCAGGACGACGTGCTCGCCACCGTCATGGTCTGGCATATCGACACTGGCGACATTGCCGGCGCGCTGGCCATGGCTGCGCACATGCTCACCCACGACATCAAGCTGCCCGAGCACTACCAGCGCGACCTGGCCACCTTGCTCGTCGAGGAAATTGCCGACCAGGCCGGCACCGCGGACAGCACCGTCACCGCCGACCAGCTGCTGCAGGTCGGTGCACTTACCCAAGGGCGCGACATGCCGGATGAGGTGCGCGCCAAACTCCACAAGGCCATCGGCCTGTCCCTGCGCGACACCGCCCCCGCGCAGGCCATCGACCACTTGCAGCAGGCGCTGCGACTGAACGCGCGGTGCGGCGTCACCCAGCAGATCCAGAAGCTGAAAAAGCAGCTGTCTGCCACCACGCCCCCCGTCAACTGAGCTCACCCGAGCCCGCGGCGGCTCGGTGCTAGTGCAGGCCCTCTCTCCCTTGCACGACCCACCGATCACCGCCGCACCTATTTGAGGTTCCCATGACTGGATTCGTCGCCACCGCGCCCTCACCGGACGCCACGGAAATAAGCTCCGGCGACTGGTACCCGTCCATCAACCTCGCCACCGCGCGCACCGTCATGCGCATCGACGCCACCGTCACCGACGACCGCCTCGGCGAGTGCCTCTCCATTGCCATGGCCGGCGTCGAGGATCTGCTCGCCATCTGGCAACAGGCGCAGGTCGACCTCGGCTACGTCACCCTTGCCGACGTGCCAGCCAAGACCATCGCCGGCGAGTCGCGCCTGGTGCTGCTGTACCGCCGTGCCGTGTACTCCAGCGCGCAGGCCGAGCTCATCGAGCGGTACCGTAACTTCGACACCACCGCCGCCGGTATTCGCCGCGCCGACGATCTCGACACCACCGTCGACGACTACCGGCGCAACCTGCGCTTCGCCATCCGCGACATCCTCGGCCGGCCGCGCTCCGACGTGGAGCTGATCTGATGCTTGTCCGCGCGCTGCAGGGTGAAACCATCGACGCCTTGTGCCAGCGCGTGCTCGGCCGTACCGGCAGCGTCACCGAGGCCGCGCTGGCAGCCAACCAGGGCCTCGCCTCGCTCGGCCCGTTCCTGCCCATGGGCACGGCGGTCAACCTGCCCGACGCCACCCAAGCCACCCAAACCGAGGCTGTGCTCGTGCAGCTGTGGAACTGACAGGGGAAACACGATGGCCGAACCCACCACCACCACCACCGTCGCCTTTCTCGCCGCCAGCGTCACGCTGTCCTCGCTGCTGCCCGGCGCCGACGGCAACGCCATCGTCGGAGCGTTTGCCGGTGCGGCGCTGATGGCGCTGCACGCCCGCGACGTCTCCATGCTGTCGCGCTTCAGCTACCTGATCATCAGCTGGATCATGGGCTACCTCGCCGCGCCCATGGTGTTGCGGCAAACGCCCATACAGGAGTCCGGCGTCGCCGCATTTCTTGCGGCCGCCCTGGTCATCGCCGTCACCGTCCAGCTGATCGAGCGCATCAAGACCATCGACATCACCGCCTGGCTCGCCAGCCTGCTACGCCGCGGAGGCCCGTAATGGATCACCTGCTCGCACTGCTGCTGTTCGTCACCAACGCCACCGCCTGCGTCCGCCTGCTCATCTACAGCCGCAACGGCGCCCGCTACCGCCCGCTGGTCAGCGCCTACGCCTGGCTGCTGATCGTCAGCACCGGCAGCACCGCCCTGGGCATCGTGCTCGGCCTGTACCCGGCCAGCCACATTCACCTCGGCGACGTCGGCATATCCCTCGTGCTTTGCGTGCTCAGTCTCTCCGCCCGCGGCAACGTCGCCACCATCATCCGGACAACCCACGATGAACAACCCACGCACCCTGCGCGCTGGTGACACCGGCGCCGACGTCACCGTGCTGCAGCAGCGGCTGACGCGCGCCGGCTTTACCGTTGACACCACCGGCCACCTCGACGAGGCCACCACGGCCGCCGTGCGCGCCTACCAGCAGGCCAAGGGCATGGTGGACGACGGCATCGCCGGCCCGCGAACGCAGGCGGCGTTGCTAGGCGTGGTAGATCCTCGCGCGCTCACCCAGGAGACCATCGCGCGCGTCGCTGATGACCTCGGATGCGACGTCGCAGCAATCCAAGCAGTGATCGAAGTCGAGAGCCCGAACGGCGGCTATTTGCCCGACGGGCGCGTGGTCATCCTGTTCGAGCGCCATGTCTTCTGGCGCGAGCTTGTCGCTGCAGGCATCGACCCGGCCAGCGTGCGAGTGCCCGACAGCATCTTGAGCCAGCATCGCGGAGGCTACGTCGGCGGCGTCGGTGAATACCCGCGTCTGGCGCAGGCTGCATCCATCCACCGCGAGGCGGCCTACGCCAGCTGCAGCTGGGGGCGATTCCAGATCATGGGATACCACGCCAAGGAACTCGGCTACGAGAGCGCAACGCACATGGCCAAAGTGTTCGAGACCAGCGAGGCGCAGCACCTGTTCGCCTTCAGCGCATTCGTTCAGCTCGACGCCGATCTGCTCAAGGCCCTGCGCACCCGCAAGTGGGCCACCTTCGCCAAGATCTACAACGGCCCGGCCTACGCCGAAAACCTCTACGACACCAAGCTCGCACGCGCCTACGCCCGCCATACCGCCTTGGTGCCCGCATGAACCTGCCATCACGCGGCGAATGGGTCGTTCTGGGCCAAGCGTGCCTTGCCGGTGTCGCCCTGGCTGTCGCCATCATGGTCATCGGCTACGCCGGCTACCACTGGCTCGGCCTCCTGCTGGGTACCCACGCATGAGCATCCTCACCAAAGCCCTGATCCTGCTCGGCCTGGTCGCCGCCATCATCGGATACGTCGTCGTCAGCGAGCACCGTGTCACCAGCGCCACCCATCGCGCCGAGGTGGCCGAGGGCGCCGAGTCCATCCTCGCCGGCCGCCTGGTGCAGTCCAAGGTCAGCGAAAAGGTCGTCACCCGATACGTCGATCGCGTGCAGGTCGTGCACGAGGTCGGAGCCACCCTCATCCGCAAGGTACCCGTCTATGTCACGGCTCACGATGATGCTGCTTGCACTCTCCCTCTCGGCTTTGTTCGGCTGCACGACGCAGCAGCCGCGGCCACTGCGCTGCCCGACACCGCCGGAGCTGCTGATGCGCAGCCCAGCGGCGTTGCGCTCTCTGCCGCCACCGGCACCATCATCCACAACTACACCACCTGCCACGCCACCGCCGCTCAAGTAGTCTCGCTGCAGGACTGGATCCGCGCCAACACCGAACCGGAGCCGGCGAAGTGAAAAAGCCCGACACCCTGCGCGCCGCGCTGGTCGCGGCCATGCCTGATCTGGCGAACGATCCGGACCGGTTCCTGGTGTTCATCGACAACGGCGCCCTGCATGCCAGTTACGCGCCCGGCCTGTCGTTCGAGTACGCCTACACCCTCAACATCATCATCACCGACTTCGGCGGCGACCCCGACACGCTGATGGTGCCGCTGCTGATGTGGGTCAGCGTCAACCAGTCCGAGCTGATGGACAACGTCGACAAGCGCCGCGAGGGCATCCGCTTCGAGGCCGACATCATCGACAACGCCCGCTGCGATCTCAGCATCAAGCTGCAGCTCACCGAGCGCGTCATCGTGGCGCACTCCGCCGACGGCGTGCTCACCATCACCCATGTCGACGAGCCGCAGCCCGAGGGCGCGTATCCGCCCGGCCACTGGCAGCTCTACGTGACCGGCCCCGGCGTCGCTGACCAGCTGGTCGCCGAGTGGGATTCGCCCGCATGAGCGACGACCTGGCCCTCCTCGAGGACTGGGCGGCTGGGCTGCTGCTGAAACTCGCGCCGTCGGGTCGCCGCAAGGTCGCCCAGGCCATCGCCACCCAACTTCGCCGCAGCCAGCAGCAGCGCATCAAGGCGCAGCTCGATCCAGATGGCCAGCCATTCGTCGAGCGCAAGGCGCGCAAGGATCTGCGCGGCAAAAAGGGTCGCATCAAGCAAGCGGCCATGTTCGCCAAGTTGCGCACATCGCGCTGGCTCAAGGCCCGCGCCACACCGTCCGCCGCCACCGTGGCCTTCGTCGGTCACGCCGCGCGCATCGCCGCCGTGCACCAATACGGCGAGGTCGACAATGTCAGCCCCAACGGCCCGCGCGTGCGTTACGCCCAGCGGCGCCTGCTCGGCTTCACCGGCCACGACCGCGCCATGATCCGTGACACCCTGATCGACCACCTGTCCCGCTGATCGGTGACCTGCCACGCCTCACAGCATGGCAGGCCACCGGGTGCCATCAGCGTTGCTGTCGCTCGATCTCGTCACGCAATCGCTGCTTGCCGACGTCGAAATAGCCCGGCGACATCTCCGCACCCACAAACCGGTGCCCGGCCCGCAACGCCGCCACTCCGGTGGTCGCCGATCCCATGAACGGGTCAAGCACCGTGCTCGCCGGCGGCACGATCGCCACCAGCTTCTCCATCAGCGACTCCGGCTTGCCCACCTGGTGATGCTTGCCGCCCAGCTGCGGGTGCACTGACAGCACGCCCGGCAACACCACCGGGTGCGCCTTCGTGTCGATCGGCCCTCGGCTACCCCACACCACGTACTCGGCCTGGCTACGGAATCGCCCAAGTTGCGGCCGGCAGCCGCCGGTCTTGTCCCACACCACGATGCCCTGCCACACCCAGCCGGCCACCTGCACCGCGTCCGTCATTGTCGGCAACATGCGCCAGTCGATAAACGCCAGCATCTGCCCGCCGGGCTGGGTCACCCGGTGGCACTCCGCCAGCCACTGGCTGGCCCATGCAAGAAAGCCGCGCTGGTCGCGAAAGTCACCCTCGAAATCGGGCATCTGCCGCTTGGCTTCGCTGTTGATGTACTTCTCACCGGTCGGCCGCGCGCGCCCCGCCATCGTTTGCGATCCGGAGCAATACGGCGGGTCGGTGATCACCGCATCGACGCTGGCGTCAGCCAGTCCGCGCAGTACCTGCAGGGCGTCGCCCTGGTGCAGGGTGTAGGGCAGGTTCTTGTCGGGCATGTCGCATCTCGTTCGGGGCTCCCTGGCTCGCTGGCAGGGGGCTCGGAACGGCCCTCAATGAATTGATCGTGCCGCAACGCGGACACTTGATCTCGATCACGTCGAAACGTGCGGCGCGCGCAAGCAATCTCGCGCACCGCGAACAGCGAACATCCTGCATCCGTTAGATCCTGTTGACGGGCGTGATAGCCTCGACGGGCTCCGTCGACGGAGTGTGGAGCCTACGGTCTGGCCTGCAGGTGTTTCTGCGGTGCTGGGTGGCCGACATCGCGTTGACGCGCGGTGTCGGCCGCTCCACTCGAAGGCCGTCATGTTGCCTCGCGCGAACGAGTCCGTGCCGCGCGTCACGTGTACCAATGAACTGGTACACGTCCACCGCCTCGCGCCATGCGTTGTCGGCTCCGCACCATGCGCAGCATGACCCGCCACCGCCACCTCCGCTGACATGGCCGGCTTCACCGCCGTCGATCTTTCGCGCCTGCCGCCGCCCGCTGTGGTCGAGGCGCTGTCGTTTGAGCAGATCCTTTCCGAGATGCTGGCCGACCTGGTCGCGCGCGATCCATCGTTCACCGCCATGGTCGAATCCGACCCGGCATACAAGATCCTCGAGGTCGCGGCCTTCCGCGAGTTGATCATTCGCCAGCGCGTCAACGACGCCGCCAAGGCCGTGATGCTGGCCAGCGCCGTCGACACCGATCTGGACAACCTCGGCGCCTTGCTCGGCGTGACCCGCCTGATGCTCGACCCGGGCGACCCGACGCACTCGATCGCGCCCACGTACGAGCTCGACGACGACTACCGTTACCGCATCACCCTGGCGCCGGAAGGCTTCAGCGTTGCCGGCCCCGAGGGCGCCTACAAGTACCACGCACTCAGCGCCGACCCCGGCGTGCTGGACGCCAGCGCCACCAGCCCCACGCCCGACGACATCCGGGCCATCGTGTCCGACGTCCTCACCGCCAACAGCGCCGACCCCACCCTGGTCACCGCCATGGACGCGGCCCTCGATGCGGCCGCATGGCCTGGCGACGTCATCGTCACCGTGCTGGCCCGCGCGGGCGATGGCACGGCCGACGCCGCACTGCTCGCCACCGTGGAGGCCGCGGTAAGCGCCGACGACATCCGCCCGATGACCGACAACGTCACCGCGCAGACCGCCGAGATCGTCAACTTCGCCATTGCCGGCACCCGCTACACCTTCGCCGGCCCCGACAGCGCCGTCGTGTTGGCGGCATCCGATGCCAGCCTGCAGCAGTACCTCACTGACTGCCACAAGCTCGGCCGCGACATCACCTACAGCGGGCTGCATGCCGCCATCACGGTACCGGGCATCCAGCGCGTGGATCTCACCTCGCCGACCGACAACCTGGTGATCGGCCGCACCCAGGCGCCCTGGTGCACCGGCATCGCGCTCGACTACGGCGGCGTCGATGAATAGCCTGCTGCCGCCCAACGCCACCGCCAGCGAACAGGCGGTCGAGGCCACCACCGCGCGCATTGCCGATGTCCCGGTGGCGATCGACAACCTGTGGAACCCGCAAACCTGTCCCGAGAACCTGCTGCCGTGGCTGGCGTGGGGCCTGTCCATCGACAGCTGGAAAAGCTACTGGCCCATCGAGGTCAAGCGCGCCCGCGTCGCCGCGGCCATCGAGATCCAGCGCCACAAGGGCACCGCCAAAAGCCTGCATGACGTCACCGAAAGCTTCGGCGGCTCCGTCGAGCTCACCGAGTGGTGGCAGCAGTCGCCGCGGGGCATCCCTCACACATTCGCCATGGTGCTCGCGTTGTCCGGTCAGGGCGGCGAGGACGCCAGCGCCGAGTACGTCGACGACGTCATCGGTGAAATCGAGCGCACCAAGCCTGTGCGCAGCCACTTCACCTTCACGCAAGGCGTCGTCGCCAGCGGCCGCATCGGCGTCGCTGCCTATGCCCGGCCGGTGGTCTATCGCCGCCTGCAACTTACTGCGGATGCCGCCTGATGACCCTCAAGATTACCGTCACCGACGCCGGCCGCGCGGCCCTGGTCAACGCTGGCAACACCGGCACGTTGCCGGTCACCGTCGACAAGATCGGCGTCACCGCCACCGCCTTCGTGCCGACCACGGCGCTGACCGCGCTGCCGGGTCAGCTCAAGCAGCTGTCCACCTTCGGTGGTGCCGCCGTTGCCGCGGATACCATCCACGCCATCATCCGTGATGACAGCGCCGACACCTATTCGCTGTTCGGCTTCGGCCTGTTCCTCGCCGATGGCACCCTGTTCGGCGTGTACGGCCAGGCCACCGCCATCCTGGAGAAGTCGTCGCTGGCCATGCTGCTGCTGGCCACCGACATCATCTTCGCCGACATCGACGCCGCCTCCATCACCTTCGGCGACACCAACTTCCTCAACCCGCCGGCCACTACCGACGTGCAAGGCGTGGTCGAGCTGGCCACGGACGCCGAAACCATCACGGGTACCGACGCGATCCGCGCCGTGACACCGAAAAGTGTCAAGGCCGTCCTCGACGATCGCCTGGGTGCCGCGGCGCCGACCAGCTTCGTCAAGACCCTGCTCAACAAGGTCACCACGCTGGCCTTCGTCACCGCGCTGGGCATTCGCGGCGCGGCCTCGTTCGACACCGGCACCGGCAACGGCCTCGACGCCGATTTGCTCGACGGCCAGCATGGCGCCTACTACCTCGACTGGGACAACTTCGCCAACAAGCCGCCCACGTTCACGCCGTCGGCGCACAACCACTCCGCCTCGGAAATCACCAGCGGCACGCTGGCCGTCGCCCGCGGCGGTACCGGTGCTGGCACGTTCACTGCGGGCAGCTACCTGCTCGGCAACGGTACCGGTGCCTTCGGAGTCAAAACGCCCGCGCAGGTGCTCACCGACATCGGCGCCGCTCCAGTCATCCACTCGCACGCGATCGCCGACGTCAACGGCTTGCAAACCGCGCTGGACGCTCGACCAGTCCAGACCTCGGTGACGGCTCAGATCACCGCCGCGGTCAATGCCCTGGTCAATGGCTCACCCGGAGCGCTCGATACGCTGAAAGAGCTGGCCGACGCCATGGGCGACGACGCGAATTTCGCCGCGACCGTGACGAACGCGCTTGCTCTGCGGGCCTTGCTTTCGGGGGCTGACTTCACGGGGAACCTTACGACATCAACGGGATTTCGTTCGTCGGGAAACCCTACGAACCCGACCGCATGGACTGGCGGTGGCGTCGAAGTCTATTACTACACCGATAACACCGGGCAAATTCTTTGCTACGACCGATCGACGGCGACTTACAAATCCCTGCTTGTGCGCGGTTCCGACGTGACCTTGCAGGCGAACGGCGTAAACATATGCACCGCCCATACCGGTGGGCTAGTGGTGAATGGTTCGGTCATCGCAAGCGGCGGGTATCAGCTATCTGACCGACGGGCAAAACACGACATTGAGCCGCGTGCAGTCGACACTAGTCTCGCCGCCAAGCTGGTGCCGCTGTGGTCGCAGTGGTTGCGCAACAGCGATAACGGTTTCGACACCGGGACGACCGCACAAGACATGCTCTTGCATGCGCCGCAGTTCGTCAAAGTGCCGGAAGACCCCGAGGACATGCTCGCCATCGACAAAGCCGGCGCCGCGCTCGAATGCGCGCTTGGCGCTGACATCCGCATCGACCAACTGCTCGCCCGCATCGAAGCCTTGGAGGCTCACGCATCATGACCACGAACGCCCGTATTCGTACCATCGCCACCGGCGTCACCGCCGAGATGATCGCCGAGCAGACCCATATCTTCTACGATCCGCAGACCGGCGGCGGGAGCGTGTCGTTTCAGGCACGGGAAAGCCTCTACGTCGACGACGCCTACCAGCCGCTGGCCGGCGGCTTCAACATCCTGCAGGCTGACATAGCCGATATCGCCACGCGCACGTTTTGCGCGGCCGGCACGCTGGATCCAGTAACCGGCGTCGACCTCTCCGGCGTAAGTACCGCTGGCATGGCCATGGTCATCAAGGCCGCATACGACATCCTGTTCAACGAGCGCGCCGCGGCGGAATCGGCGGGCGCCTGACCATGGCCTTTCGCTACGCCAACGCGGCCGGACTGACCCCGTGGGACGTCTACGAGCCCGACACCTTCGGCGACGGCCCCACCGCGTCGAGCGGGTCCGTCGGCTACCGCGACGAGTCTGGCGTGCTGATCAAGTTCGCCGCGTTGAGCCACGGCACCGCCGCGCCTAACCACGGCTACCGCCTCGCCGACGGCCGTGATTTTTCTGCGCTCTGGGCAAAGAAGGGCACGGTGGCTTACAGCATTGCGGGAATACAGGGCAATATATATTCGGTGAGCGCGACCGCGTCCGGGGTCTCCGGACAGCCGGGGGCGAGCGTAAATTGCGCTCTGGCGTTCAACAACACCGGGGCCTATTCACTCACTGCGACCGTCGTTTCCAGCGGTGGCGGTAGTGGTGGATCCATCGGCGGCTTCCCCGCGTCGGGCATGTGGCTTCCTTCCGGCTGGTCCGTGGCCGACTGCCAGATCCAGTTCGCGTATGCCGATACCATCACCCAGTCAGCTGGGGCAAGCATCACCAACCCGGCCGCGAGCTACCAGTCGCTCAGCACGTCACGGGTATTCTCGATGAGTGCGGCGTGCGGTGCCACCAGCCCCAACGACCACGGCTCGCACCTGGCCATGACGCTTCGCATCAAGCGCGTGTCCACGGGCGCGGTCATCACCACCACCTTCGGCGTCTACTGCGACGCGACGTCTGGCGTGTGATGGCGCGCTGGCAAAGGTACGCATAAGCCGCGGCACGTGTACCAGCCCACTCGTACACGTGCCGCGCCTCGCATGCGCAAGCGCGGCTGCGCAGCATGCCGGTCATGCCTCCCGTTGCTGACATCGCCCGCCGCCTCGAGAACGTCCTGCGCTTCGGCGTCGTCGCGTCCGTCGATCATGCGGCCGCGCTGTGCACGGTGAGCACTGGCGCACTGCTCACCCGTCCTTTGCCGTGGTTTGCGCAACGCGCTGGCGACGCCCGCACGCGTTGGGCGCCCAGCGTCGGCGAGCAGGTGCTGGTGTTGTGCCCCGGCGGAGAAACCACCCGCGGCGTCGTGCTGGCCGGCCTGTACAGCGATGCCAACCCCATGCCCGCCGGCAGCGATACCGCGCACGTCACCGCGTACCCCGACGGCGCCGTGGTAAGTTATGACCCCGAGGCGCATCAGCTGCTCGCCACGCTGCCCGATGGCGGCAAGGCCGACATCACCGCCACCGGCGGTATCACCCTCACCGGCGACGTCACCATCATCGGCAAGCTCAGCGTCAGCGACGACGCCACGCTCAGTGCCAAGCTGCACGTGGTCGACGACGTCCAGGCCGACGCGACGGTCACGGCAAACACCGACGTCATCGGTGGCGGCAAGAGCCTCAAGAATCACAAGCACACCGGCGTGCAGTCCGGCGGCGCCGTCAGCGGGCCTCCCCAGTAATGCGCGGCGTCGACCGCACCACCGGCAAGGCCATCGAGGGCGTCGCGCACCTGGCGCAGAGCATCGGCGACATCCTCACCACGCCGGTCGGCTCGCGCGTGATGCGCCGCGACTACGGCAGCCTGCTGCCCCTTCTGGTCGACCAGCCCGCCAACGCCGCTACCCGCGTGCGCCTGTACGCCGCCATTGCCGGCGCGCTGATGCGCTGGGAGCCGCGCATTCGCCTCACCCGCGTATCCATCAATGCCGGCACCAGCGCCGGCGCCTTCGTGGTCACGCTCGAAGGCACCCGCACCGATACCGCCGTCGCCGTCGCCGGCAGCATCACTGTTCCCCTCTCACTCAGCGCCGGCTAACGGCACCACCACCGAGGTATCACCATGCCCACCGATTACCACCACGGCGTCCGTGTCGTTGAAGTCACCACCGGCGCCCGTACCCTTAGCGTCGCCTCCACCGCGGTCATCGGCCTGGTCGCCGTCGCCGAGGATGCTGACGCCGCCATGTTCCCGCTCGATACGCCGGTGCTGGTCACCGACGTCGTCGCCGCCCAGGCCAAGGCCGGCACCAACGCGGTCGGCAACACGCTGCTCAAGGCGCTGGTCGCCATTGCCGCGCAGTGCAAGCCGCTGGTCGTGGTGGTACGCGTGGCCAAGGGCATCGACGCCGCGGCCACCACCAGCAACGTCGTCGGCGGTACCGACGCCAACGGTCGCCTCACCGGCGCCCAGGCACTGCTCGCCTCGCAGGGTGTCAACGGCGTCAAGCCGCGCATCATCGGCGCGCCGGATCTTGACACCCAGCCGGTCGCCGTAGCCCTGCAGACGATCGCCGCCGCGCTGCGTGGCATGGCCTACATCTACTGCGACGCTTGCACCACGGTCACCGAGGCCACCGCCTACCGGGCCAACTTCAGCGGCCGCGAGGTCATGCCGATATGGCCGAACTTCATGGCCTACGACACCACCACCAGCACCACCATCGAGGTGCCTGCCGTGGCCTACGCGCTCGGTCTGCGCGCGCAGATCGACGAGGTACAGGGCTGGCAGAAAACCCTCAGCAATGTCGCCGTCGGTGGCGTCACCGGCATCAGCCGCGACGTCAGCTGGGATCTGCAAAACCCGGACACCGATGCCGGCGTGCTCAACGCGGGCGACGTCACCACCCTGATCAACTCCAACGGCTACCGCTTCTGGGGCGAGCGCACCTGCAGCGACGACCCGGCCTTCATCTTCGAGAGTGCCACCCGCACCGCGCAGGTGCTTGCCGACACCATCGCCAACGGCTTCATGTGGGCCGCCGACAAGTCGATGTACCCCAGCCTGGTCAAGGACATCCTCGAGACCATCAACGCGGAGTTCCGCCAGCTGAAGTCGGGCGGCTACATCCTCGGCGGCAGCGCCTGGTACGACCCGAGCGAAAACGACACCACCAGCCTGGCCGGCGGCAAGCTCGCCATCGACTACGACTACACGCCGGTGCCGCCGCTGGAGGATCTCACGCTGTACCAGCGCATCACCGACAAGTACCTGGCCGACTTCGCCACCACGCTCACCGGCTGATAGCTCGCTGCCGGCGGCAGATCCACGCCGCCGGCAACACCCGCCCCGATCGCCCGCACCGCACCCCTCCCAAGGACACCGCCATGGCCCTGCCCAGCAAGCTCAAAAATTTCAACGTGTTCAACGCCGGCAACAACTACCTCGGCCTGATCGAGTCCGTCGCCATGCCCAAGCTCAGCCGAAAGATGGAAGACTGGCGCGGCGGCGGCATGGACGGCGCGGTCAAGGCCGACATGGGCCAGGAGTCCATCCAGTTCGGCTTCACCGCCGGCGGCCTGCTGGTCAGCGCGCTGCGCCAGTACGGCGCCATCGGCGTCGGTGCGGTGTTGCTCCGCTTTGCCGGCGCCTACCAGCGCGATGACACCGGCGACGTGGACGCCGTCGAGGTGGTCATCCGCGGCCGCCACAGCGAGATCGACATGGGCGACGCCAAGCCCGGCGACGCCACCGCGAACAAGTTCACTACCGAGGTCAGCTACTACAAGCTCACCATCAACGGCCGCGTCGAGATCGAGATCGACCTGCTCAACTTCATCTTCATCGTCGACGGCGTCGATCGTCTGGCCGAGCAGCGCAACGCCCTGGGCGTCTAAGCCCAACCCGCCCCGTTCGCCGGCCTCCACGACACCCCATCGCGCGCCGGCGTTTTCTTGACCGCAGCCCATCCTTCCGGAGAGAGCACATGACCAAATCAGCCAGCACCACCACCCCCGCCTCGGCCAGCAACCCGGCCATCAGCGACCCCATCACGCTCGACACGCCGGTCGTGCGCGGCGACACCTCCATCACCAGCGTGCAGGTCCGCAAGCCCCTGTCCGGCGAGCTGCGCGGCGTCACGCTGTCCGGGCTCATGCAGCTGGACGTGCGCGAGATGATCGTGGTGCTGCCACGCATCACCATTCCCACCCTGATGCAAAACGAGGTGGAAAAGCTCGACCCGGCCGACCTGGTCGCGCTGGGCGCGGAGGTGGTCGGTTTTTTGATGTCGAAAGCGGACAAGGCCTCCCTGCCCGCGTAGAGGACTTCATGGCCGACATCGCGGTGGTGTTCCACTGGCCACCGGCCGCGCTGTACGCCATGGATCTGCAAGAACTGGTCGAGTGGCACGAGCTCGCCCGCATTCGCAATGGATCGGAGTAACCCGTGGATCTCAAGCTGTCCGTACTATTGCAGATGCTGGACAAGGCCAGCGCCCCGCTGCGCAAGGTGCAGGGCGCTGGCAAGGGTGCCAGCGAGGGCCTGCGCAAGACCCGCGACGAGCTGCGCGAGCTCGACAAGCAACAGGCGCGTCTCACCGGCTTTCGCAAGCTCAAGCGGCAGCTGCAGGACAACAAGACCGAGATGGCGTCACTGGCGCAGAAATCGCGCCAGCTCAACGCCTCCATCGCCGCCGGCGGACCCGATGCCGACAAGAACGCCGCGGCGCTCAAGCGCGTCACCAAGGCCGAGACCAAGCTGTCCATCGCTCACCGCGAGCAGCTGGAAAAACTGCGCCAGGTGAGCGGCGAGCTCGGCCGCACTGGCATCCGCAGTCGCAACCTCGGCAGTGCCGAGGAAAAGCTGCGCAGCGACATCAGCCGCACCACCGCCAGCATGGAAAGGCAGACCGCCGCCATGCGTGCGCAGGGCGTGCAGGCGCAGAAAATCGAGGCCATGCGCCGCAACTTCCACAAGAGCCAGGCGATGGCGGCCAACCTGTCGATCGCCGGTTATGCCAGCTTCGATGGTGGACGGCGGATCCTCGGCGGCATCCGGCCGATGATCAACGAGGGCAAGCAGTACCAGACCAACGTGGCGCAGATGCGCGCGCAGGGAGCCAGCAACGCCGACATCGGCGCGGCCGAGCGCTTTGCCAACCGGGATACCACGCGCGGCAGCTCGATCAACGACAAGCTGGAGATCCTCAAGGATGCCAACAGCATCTTCCGCGACATGGGCGAGGCCGTGCGCGTGGCGCCGCAGCTGCTCAAGGCCAAGTACACCTTCGAGGGCCTCATGTCGGCCAACGGCCAGGGCGACGGCCACGGCAAGGAGACCGTCAACGAGCTGATCGACGCCATCCGTACCGGCGAGCTGCGCAACGCTACCAAGACCCCGGAAGCGTTCAACCACATGCTCGACATGATGAGCCGGGCGTACGTCGGCAGCGGCGGCCTGGTCAAGCCGTCGGACTATCTGATGGCCATGAAGGTCGGCGGCGTCGCCGCCAAGCAGATGGATGAGAAATCGCTGTTCTTCGGCGCCATGCACACCATTCAGGAGATGGGCGGCATGCGTGCCGGTACCGGGCTGGCCAGCGCGTACCAGAACTGGGCGGCCGGGCGCAGCACCCAGCAAACCGCCGAGGCGCTGGACAAGCTCGGCCTGGTCAACAAGGGCGCCGTGAAATACGGCAAGACCGGGCATATCACCAAGATGCTGCCCGGCGCCCTGGTCAATCAGGGCCTGTACGAGAGCAACCCCTTCGCCTACATGATGAAGGAGGTCATCCCGCGCATTAACCCCACCGGCAAGCTCAGCGACAACGAGGTGGTGAGCAAGCTCAACAGCCTGTTCAGTGCGCGCAAGGCCGGCGACCTGTTCGCCGGCATGTACATGCAGCGCGCCAACATCGAGAAGCAACTGCGTGCCTCGGCCAAGTTCGGCAGCCTGGACAGCAGCTACAACGCCACCGGCAACACCGCGCAAGGCCAGGAGATCGACCTCGAGGCCAAGAAGCGCGACCTGTACCTCCAGCTCGGCCGGCAGCTGCTGCCGGTCTACGTCGGCGCCCTGGGCAAGCTGGTCGCCGTGCTGCGCACGCTGACCGCCTGGGCGCAGCGCCACCCGGCGATCGCCAAGGGCGTCACCGTCATCGCGGCCACGTTCGGCGTGCTGATGGTAGCCGCGGGCGGGCTGATGATCGCGCTCGGTGGCCTGGTCGGTCAGTTCGCCCTGCTCAAGTTCGCCGCCAAGCGCGCCGGTCTGGGTCTGTTCGCCCGCGGTGGTGCGGCGGTGGCTGGTGAAGGCGCCGCCGGTGCCGTGGGTCGCCTCGCCGCGATGCGTGCGGGCATGCTGGTGGCCATTGGCGGTATCAGTGCGCCGATCCTCGTGCTGATGGCGGTGCTGGCGGCGGCGGCCCTGGTCATCTGGCACTACTGGCAACCGATCAAGGCGTGGTTCATCGGCTTCGGCAAGGGCATCAGCGACATCGTCGGCCCTGCGCTCACCGGGCTGCTGCAGGCGCTCGCACCGCTCAAGCCGATCTGGGACGCACTCGCCGGTGCCCTCGGTGCGGTGTGGCACTGGTTCACCTCGCTGGTCACGCCCATGCAGGCCACCCGCGAACAACTGGACGGCGCCACGGCCAACGGTGTCGCCTTCGGCCGCATCGTCGGGTATTGGCTCAGCAGTATCGTCACCCTGGTGCGCTGGGTGGCCACGGCGTTCACCTGGGTCGGCACGGCCATCGGCACCGCCATCGGCTGGGTCGTCGTCAAGGGCAGTGAGGTCATCGCCTGGCTGTCCACCACGTGGGCAGGCATCAGCGAGGCGGTCAAGGCGCCCTTCGTTACCGCGTTCGCGTGGATCTCCGAAAAGATCGACGCCTTGCTGGCCAAGTGGAACGCCCTGCGGTCGCATTTCCCCGGCGGTGGCGATGCCCTTTCCGCGGCGCCGGCCGCACCGCGCAACTGGGACTGGAACGACGGCAGAAAGCCGCCGCCGCGCTTTGCCTCCAGCGACCCGCTACGCGTCGGTGGCAACGGCAGCAGCAGCGTCACCCATGTCGGCGGCATCAAGATCATCCAGCAGCCGGGCGAAAGCGGCGACGCGCTGGCAAAACGTGTGCGCGATGAAATCGCCGCCCACGATCGCGCCAAGGCCGTCGGCGGCCGCTCTTCCCTGACCGACCACGAGTGAGGACACCCTTATGCTGATGGCCCTTGGCCCGTTCGTGTTCAACCTGCCCACGCTCGCCTACAGCGAGCTGCAGCGCTCCACCTCGTGGCGCTGGCCCAGCAGCAGCCGGGTCGGCGCGCGTGCCGCCATGCAGTTCATCGGCCCGGGCGAGGACACCATCCGCCTGTCCGGCGTGCTGGTACCCGAGGTGGCCGGCTCGCTGGCCAGCCTCGACCAGCTGCGCGCCCTGGCCGACGCCGGCAAAACCTACGCCATGGTCGACGGCGCCGGCCGCGTCATGGGCGCCTGGGTCATCGAGGAGATGACCGAGGGCGGCTCGTACTTCACCCCCGACGGCATCGCGCGCCGCACCGATTTCTCCCTCAGCCTGCGCCATGCCGACGACGACCAGGTCAGCGCGCCCCAACCCGGTGACGTGCCGGGCGCCACCCTGGCCACCATCGACCCCAACGGTGGCGGCGCGGCGACCATCGCATGAGCCCCGGCACGCCCAAACCGCTCTGGAAAGTCACCCTTGACGGGCAGGATCTCACCGCGCGCATCGCCCCGCGCCTGATCGGCCTCACCATCACCAGCTGCCGCGAGGACGCGGCCGACCAGCTCGACATCAGCCTCAGCGACAGCGACGGCAAGCTGGCCATCCCGCCCACCCGGGCCAAGCTGCAGGTATGGCTCGGCTGGGACACCACCGGCCTGGTCAACATGGGCACCTTCAGCATCGACGAGATCGAGCATGCCGGCGCGGCCGACGTGATGACCCTGCACGGGCGCAGCGCATCCGTCAGCAGCAGCCTGCGCCAGCCGCGTGAGCAGAGCTACCCCAGCACCACGGTCGGCGCCATCGTCGACCAGCTGGCCGGGCGCAACCACCTCGCCGCGCGATGTCACCCCAGTCTGGCCGGTCTGTCCATCGACCATATCGACCAGACCAACGAGAGCGACATCAACTTCCTCACCCGCCTGGGCAAGCGCTACGACGCGGTGGCCACCATCAAGGCCAGCGCGCTGATCTTCGCGCCGATCGGCCAGGGAACCACCGCCACCGGCAAACCGCTACCGGTCATCACCATCACCCGATCCAGCGGCGATCGCCACCGCTGGCACGCGGCCAACCGCGACGCTTACAGCGGCGTGCGCGCCACGTATGACGACACCGCCAGCGCCAGCATGCGCGACGTCATCGTCGGCACCGACGACGGCCAGGGACTCAAGACCCTGCGCCACACCTACGCCAGCCGGTCCAACGCCATGCGCGCCGCGCGCAGCGTGTTCCAGAAACTGCAGCGCGGTGCGGTGACGTTCGACATCGACCTCGCCCGTGGCCGTTCCGATATCGCTCCGGAGCTTGCCGCCACCGTCAGCGGATTCAAGGCCGGCATCGATGGCAGCGACTGGCTGGTGGTGCGCGCCTCGCATGCGCTATCCGAGGGCGGCTACACCACCCGCGTGGAACTGGAAAGCAAGCCCGACGGCGTCAACAGCGCGCCGGAAAGCGGCGACTAGCAGCATCCCTTGCTACGAGTCTGCGGGCAGTGTGCCCTTCGGCTGGGTGGCTGGCTCGATGGTGAAGGTGGTGTTGGTATCCGGCGCTACCGACATGGTGAGCCGCACACCGTTCAATATCCTCGTGATCTCGAACTTCTTGGCGCCTGCAGCATGCTTGTCGATGGCGTCATTCATCATGGTCGCCATGATCGGTTCGTCATCCTGAAGGCGGGTATCAGCCACGGCGGCGGCCATCGCCGCGGTCGTAGCGCCGAGAATATTTGCAGTCGTCTCCCGGCTACCGTCGCCGGACATGATGACCATTACGCTGATCAACTGGTCGTTCGAGTCCACCGTTCCAACGAGTCCGACGTTATCGCTTAGGACCGACGTGAATATGCCTAGGCCATTCGCCGATCGCTTCACCAAAGGGTGCAGTCGATAGGGCGTGCCTAGGCCTTCGTTCATCGCCGCAAACCGTGTCACGTACTGCGCCAGCGGTATCCCCATTGTCGGCCGATCGGCGCGTGTCGGTACGGTCTCTGCAGGCTCGGTTGTCGCCGTCGCGCTGGCGGACGGCTTTGGATCGTCGGTGCCGTTGATACCCACCACGATGATAAATATCAAAAATCCGGCGGCTAGGGCGATGGCCAGAGGGCCTGCAGGTTTTGGCCGCGATGCCTTGGCGGTTTCGGTCTGTGGTGGTGACTGGTCCATCATTCGCTCCCTGCGCCCCCTGAGGCGCGTTCGATTGTCACTGCTGACTGATTACTTGCCGCGCGCCGCAAGCCACTCGGCATATTCCGGTATCGCCCTGGCCAGCTGCATCTCCAGCCATACCTGGTCGTCTTCGCTGCGTGTGGCGTGCCAGTGCGAAAGGAACTGGTCCAGCCGCTGCAATCGGGCGTCATCCGGCACGCCGACAGGCGGCATCGTGGCATCCATCGTGCCGATGCCAAGCAGTAACCAGTCCAGGCTCACCCGATTGCGTTTTGCGAGAATCACACATTCCTCGTAAGGCACCCGGTTACGCGTTCGCCAGCCGCTCACTGTACTGGTACCGAAGCCGAAGTGCTTCCCCAACGCAATATCCGTGCGCACGCCGACCACCTGCTGCATGCGATCAAGCACCGCTCCTGCGTTCAGTTCGGTCACCGCTCCCCCTTCACTTCGTGTGAATCCCGCGATCTGCGTATTGCAATCACACAAATTGTGTGTATTCTTCGGAATGTGTAACCCATTAGGGCAACTGTACCCCATGTCCATAGCGCCAAAACTCCCTTCCAGCTACGCCCCTCGCGGCGTTGTGCGTAAACAGATCGCACTGCGGCTGCTCGCTCCCGAGCTGGCCAAGCACGAATCCCTTGTGCTGCAGACCGGCGCATCCAGCGCATCCCTGGCCCGGCAGATCTATTTGCGAGGCCTTCGTAGCTATGAACGCGCGGCCGCCAGTTCCTCGGCGACAGCCAAAGCATGAATACGGCGACGGGAATGAATCGGACATGACCCAGATTCCGCAACGTTCAGAAAACTCGCGCCGTGAGAGCCGCTTGCGCCTCTCCTGCCCGCATTGCGACGCCTACGCCCGGGTGCGTACCACCTACAAGCTCACCAAGACCTACCGCGAGATGCGTATCGAGTGCACCAACGACGCCTGCGGCTTCGTCTGGCTGATTGGCATGGAGGCGCTGCGCACCTTGTGCCCCAGCGACCAGCCTAAACCCGAGATCGACATCCCGCTCGCCACCGATCGCTCGGTGGCGAGCAGCACCACCGCGGCGCCCATCGCCGCCGCCGGCTAGGCCGGCACCCCTACCAAGGAGAGAGAACCCATGGCATCTACACCACTGCGACAACAGGCGATCGACTACCTGCTCGCCCACCAGGCCGAGCACCTGCACCACGACCGCAAATTCCTCGTCAACCGCTGCACGTCCCACCTGCAGCAGATCGCCGACATCACCACCGAGCGCGCCAACGTCGCCACGTTGCAGGCCCTCGGTGAGCTCGATTCCACCGGCAGTCGCGCACGCATCGACGTCGACCACGGAACCAGCTTCGTGGTGTTCGTCGTCGACCCGGTCACCAGGGTCAAGGTCGCCTTCACGGCAGCCGACCTGCTGCGCCTCGCACGCGCCGATGACCGGCACCACAGCGCGCTCGATCGCGCCTCGACCACGCACTGAATCCAGGGGTCCATCATGTTGCTTATCGCACCAGGCGACGCCGTCGCCTCGCCCCGTAGTCGCCGCAGCGGGCAGCGCAGTGCCGACGCCGATTTCATCGCCACCGCCTGCACCGGACAGCTGGCCAACGCCGCCCAACCGCTGCCGGCGCCCAACTTCGAGGACTCCCGCGCCGGCGTGTGGCTGTTCCGCCTCATCACCGTGGCCGGCGTGGCCACCGCCGCGTGCCAGTTCGGGTGGCTGCGGTGAGCGCCGCCAGCAACGTCGTCGCACTGCGCCAGCAGATACCGCCCGCCGCCGGCAACGTCGACGCATTGGGTCAGCCGCCATCCGCCGTTCTCGCCACGGACCGCATCCTGCGCGTGGCGGCCGTGGTGGAGTGCATCGGTCTGTCCCGTCCCACGATCTACCGCCGCATCAAGAAGGGCATCTTTCCGCCGGCGGTGAGCCTGGGCGGCAAGTCCGTCGGCTGGCGGGCCAGCGAGATCAACGCGTGGATCGCCCAGTGCGATCGGGCCGGTGCGCAATGACCCCGCCCATCATCCCCGGCAGCATCATCGAGCGCATCGACGCGGTACTGCGCGCCATGGAAACCGGCGACTGCTCGGTCGGCGAGCTGCCACGCATGCAGGTGCTTCGCAGCGCCCGCGACGATGCCGCCGCGCTGCTCGACGCCAGCCGCGGCTACGCCGTCACCGAGGACAGTGGCGGCCGTGCGATCGGCTACTTCGGGCCGCGCCACTTCGCCGCCCTGCGCGTGGCGGTCGAGCGCGCACAGGGTGAGTCATGAATCGCCTGGCATGTCACCGAGTTGCCTGGCGCACCATGTACAGCTATTTCCGCTTGACCACGCGGATCACCCAGCCCGCTGCCATTTCCCACCGCGGCCTCTGCGCCATGGCGGCGCGCCGCGTGGCCGCATGGATGGCTCGGGTTGCCTCTGCCAACGCGCGGCGCGCCAGGCGCCGCAGGCGCCGGCTCAACCGAGTCACGCGCGGGCAGGGTGGCACCGTATGACGCTGCCCGAGCCCAAAGCCTGCACCGCCTGCGCCAACTGCGCCTTCGTCGGCGGCATCTACCTGTGCACGCTGCCGCCGGAGTGCTTCGACCTCGGCGAGCACCATCCATACGACGACGAGGAGGACACGATCGAGTGGCTGGGCATGAACTGCGACCGCAGCCGCCGACAGGGTGAGTTTTGCGGCCCCGCCGGCAAGTCGTGGAGGCCGCGCAGCGCATGAACCCGACCCTGCACGCCGACGTCACCCGCCAGCTTAATCAAGAGTTCGATTTCAAGGACAAGGGCCAATGGCTGCGCGAGGGGCGCTGCCCCAACTGCCAGAAAAAAGAGCTCTACACCAGCGCCACCGACCCCTGGGTCATCAAGTGCGGCCGCATCGACAAGTGCCGCTACGAGCGCCACGTCAAGGAGCTCTACCCGGACCTGTTCGAGAACTGGTCGGATCGTTTCAAGGTCACCGAGGCCAACCCCAACGCTTCGGCCGACGCCTACCTGGTCAGCGGCCGTGGCTTCGACATCGCCAGGCTCAAGGGTTGCTACGCCCAGGAGAGCTACGTCGACCGCGAGCTCGACGCCAGCACGGCGACCGTGCGCTTTCCCTTGCCCGGTGGCGGCTACTGGGAACGCCTGATCGACAAGCCGCAGCGCTTCGGCAAAAAGAAGGCCCGATTCAACTACGGCAGCAAGTACCAGGGCCACTGGTGGATGCCGCCGGGTCTGGACCTGTCCACCGTCGAGGAGATCTGGATCGTCGAGGGCATCTTCGACGCCATCGCCTTGTGGCTGCATGGCATCGCCGCCGTCGCCGCGATGTCGTGCAACAACTACCCGGCCAAGGAGCTCGAGGCCATCGCCGACCAGCGCGGACGCGTCGGCCGGCCGACGCTGGTGTGGGCGCTGGATACCGACGGCACCGACGAGGACGGCGCCGGCCAGCGCTACACCCGCAAGTGGGTCAAGCAGGCGCGCGAGCAGGGCTGGACCTGCAAGGCCGCGCAGATCCCGCAGGACGGCCGCGCCAAGCTCGACTGGAACGATCTGCACCAGCGCGATCGCCTGGCCGTGAAGGATCTGAAAGGCTACCTGCACCAGGGCGCGTTGCTGATCGCCCGCACGCCCAGCGCCAAGGCGCTGTTGATCTACAACGAGGCCGGCCGCTCGCAGTTCCCGTTCGAGTTCGGCAGCCGGCTGTACTGGTTCGAGCTCGACTTCAAGAAATACGCCAAGGTCAAAGGCGAGCTGGACGACAAGGACGACGGCCTCACCGAGGACGAGATCAAGGAAAAGGCACTGGCCGAGTGCAACGCCGTCTACCCGATCTGCACCGGCTACCCACGCGTGCTGTATTTCCAGCGCAACGACGTCACCGACGAAAGCTGGTACTACTTCCGCGTCAACCGCCCAGGCGATCAGCCGGCGATTAAAAACACCTTCACCGGCGGGCAGATCATGGCCGGCGCCGAGTTCGGCAAGCGGCTGGCCAGCATCGCGGCTGGGTGCTTCTTCACCGGCAAAACCGAGCAGCTGATGAACCTGCTGCGCGACCAGACGCCGGCCACCGGCATCAAGACGGTCGAGACCATCGACTTCATCGGCTACAGCAAGGAGCACGGCGCCTACGTGTTCGGCGACGTGGCCGTCAAGGACGGCAACCTGTACGAGCTCAACGCCGAGGACTACTTCGAGATCGGCCGCACCAACATCAAGAGCCTGCTGCAGTCGCTGAAGCTCGACATCAACACGCGCCACGAGGACTACACCGACAAGTGGTTCGCCGCCCTGTGGACCGCGTTCGGCGTCAAGGGCGTGATCGCTCTGGCGTTCTGGATCGGCAGCCTGTTCGCCGAGCAGATCCGCGCCCGCGACAAGAGCTTCCCGTTCCTCGAGCTGATCGGCGAGGCCGGCTCTGGCAAGTCGACCCTGATCGAGTTCCTCTGGAAAACGCTCGGCCGCCCGGACTACGAAGGCATCGACCCCGCCAAGAGCACCCTGGCCGGCCGCGCGCGCACCTTCGGCCAGGTCGGCAACCTGCCGATGGTGCTGATCGAGGCCGACCGCAGCAACGGCAGCGACAAGATGCACGCCAAGCAGTTCGACTGGGACGAGCTCAAGACCCTCTACAACGGCCGTATCGGGCGCGCACGCGGCCACAAGAGCGCCGGCAACGAAACCTACGAGCCACCCTTCCGCGGCACCGTCGTCATCAGCCAGAACGCGGTGGTGGACGCCAGCGACGCGGTCCTGCAGCGCATCGTCCACATCAACCTCGACAAGAGCGCCCACAGCCTGGATGGCAGCATTGCGGGCAAGGCGCTCGAAACGTGGCCAGCCGAGGAAGTCAGCGGCTTCATCCTGTCCGCCGTGCGGCGTGAAAAAAAGATCATGTCCACCATCGGCGACAACGCGCCGATGTACGAGACCATGCTCAAGGGCCACCCCAGCCTGAAGAGCGTGCGCATCTGCAAAAACCACGCGCAGCTGATGGCCATGGTCGACGCGATCGAGCACGTCGCGCCCATCACCACCGACCAGAAGCGCCAGACCTACGACGCCCTGATCGCCATGGCCGTCTCGCGCCAGATGGCCATCAACGCCGACCACCCGGCCGTGACCGAGTTCTGGGAAAAGTTCGACCACCTCAACGACAGCGACGGCGCCGAAAAGCTCAACCACAGCCGCGACGATCGCCTGATCGCCGTGAGCCTTGTCGAGTTCTACAGCCGCGCCACCCAGCACGGTCTCAAGGTGCCCGAATACAACGACCTCAAGCGGCTGCTCCCGGAGAGCCGTGCCCGCAAGTTCATCGCCTACCGCGGCGTCAACAGTGCCTTGCGCATCGTCGACGGCAAGGGCTCGACGGTGAAGTGCTGGGTTTTCCGCCGCGAAGGTGCGGCATCAAGCAGCAACGATTGACCAGGAGAGAGACATGCCACTTCGAGTGAAGTTACACAGCAACGATCCATCCGCAGCTGATGCCACCGATCAAACCATTCGACTGTTGCCCATGAACGGCAACGCTCACTTGGTTCGAGGTGCAGATGGCTCCGTTTCTTTCGACGAGAACGGATGGGCCACCGTCGAAACGACCAACCCCGGATTCGTCATGTTCGCCCTGGAAAACCAAGGGTATGTAGCCGACGTGATCCAGCAATAAAACAGGGGCGCCACGGCACCGCTCGCCAGCAACTGCCGTGTAGCCCGCATCCGTTCCCTACCAAGGAGAGAGAAATGAACCATTCCGCGCAATACGCGCAACAGCGCAGCACTCACGGTGCGATGCCCAAGCCCCGCGCCATTGTATCCGGTGGCCGACGTGCCGGCCGTACCATCGCCAGCAACGCCATCGGCGACCTGCTGCGCCTGGTCGCCCGCCTCGGCGTCGACGCCCGCGCCAGCGGCAACAACAGCGCAAGCACCTGCGCCATCCACATGCACTTCATCAGCGGATACCTCGCCGCACTGGAGGCCAACCGCCTGGTACCCGCCGACGCCCTGGTCACCCTTAAGCACAACTGCGAAGTCCTGCTCGACGGCCATCTCACCCTTGTGGATCTGCGCGCCATGAAAAAGTCCGGCAACGACACCGACCCCGTCTACCTGCGCGCCGTCAGCCTGGTCAATCGCGCCGGCACCGCCGACGCCGACAAGCTGGCCGGCCAGCTCGACACCACTGCCGTGGCGGCCCGACGCCTGATCGAGCGCATGCATGCCGACGGACTGCTCAACGAGCCCGACCTGTTCGGCATCCGCACCCTCGTCGCCACGCCGGAGGTGCGTCATGGGTAAGACCACCGCCCCGCGGTTCCTCGGCATCGACCGAAGCCGAGGCCTCGATCAACAGTTCGCCACCGCCGTCATCGACATCAATGGGCTGATCAATCCGCGAGAAACGATCGAGGTCGCCGTCGAAGGCATCCGCGAGCGCGCCGCGCAGGACATCAGGTGGGGCGAGTCCAGCCACCCCGACGTGCCCGCCGGCGTCAAGTTCCCCTGCGCGTTCTTCGGCATCCCCACCGCCGATGCCGCCCGGCTGCACTGCGAGACCGCCTTTCGCACCGGCTCCGGCAGCAACGCCCACATCCTGCTAGAGGAAGTCTGCGAAGCGATCGAGGAAGCTCACAACCCGGAGCGCCTGCGCGCCGAGCTGGTTCAGGTGATGGCCGTGGCCATGAAGTGGATCGAGCAGATCGACCGCCGCCAAGGCTTCGGCGGCGCCGCCGGCAACGTGATCGCCGTCGACGAGCTGGCCGTGGAAGGCAACGCCCATGGATAAGCCCACCGACCCGCTCACGCTCAACCTCAGCAGGCTCAAGCGCGAGGCCAAGGCCATGCGCAAGGCCAGCGACGTGAAGCTGTACGAGGCGCTGGATGCCCAAGCCAAGCGCAACGGCTACCGCAACTGGCCATCGCTGGTGCATGCCCACGACGACGCCAGGGAGATCGCCCATGTCTGATCTCCACGAAACCTGCGCCAACGTCGGCCTCGACAGCAGCAAGCTGCGCCCCATCGCCCACGCCACCGCCAACGGCCGCGTCGCCGTCTACATCGGCGCCGCGTGGCAAGAGCTGCCCCGTGGCAAGGCCCTCAACCTGCGCGACCAACTGACGCGTGCAGAGGCCGAACTGTGCGAGCGCCAGGCCGCACGCATCAGCGACCCTGCGGCGTATTTCGAGGCACAGCTGCAGGCGTTCCGCGCGCAGTCCGCCGCACCGTCCACCACCGATAGCGAAGCCATCGCCTTGGCGGCGATCGCTCAGGAGCACCAGTCATGATCGAACGAGTCATCCCCAACCCGCCGGGCCGCTTCAGCGTATGCAAGTGCGCCCACGAGCCGCGGCAGATCCTCACCCTCGGCCGCAGCCATCGCGAAACCGGCACCGACACGCCCACCACCCGCTACGCGCTCGAGTGCCGATGCGGCCGCGCCACCGCCCGCCACCCCACGCTGCTGGAAGCCGAAACCGAGTGGGGTCCCGTACTCAGCCAGCGCCCGCTCGGTCTGCCCGCGCCAGTGGCGCAGATCAACGGCCGCTCGCGTGCACGCAAGGAGGTGCGGCATGGGTAAGTCTATTTACGGCTCGGTGGTGCGAGTTTCAACCGACCACGTACTTCAGCTCACCGTCCTCGCCGAGGGGCTCGATCCCATCCGCGTCATCGTCGAAAACTTCGGCGAAAGCAATCAAGGGATGATCACAATCACCTGCTACGGAAAGGCGTGGACAGCCTATTGGGGCGCCATGGGAAACCGATCTGTACACGACTTTTTCCTGTCGTGCGATGCGCCGTATCTTGTCGGTTGCCTGGTGCAAGGTATGACACCGTCCAAGAAATGCTTTGTGGCCAGTGATGAGGCTTATCTGGCCCACATCGTCACCGCCGTGCAGCAGGCATTTAGGAACACCCGACGCATAGCATCCAATGACGCGGACGCAGCTTCCGCCATGTCCATGGCGGGGCCACGTGATACGGCACCGTTCTACGTTCTACCCCGTGAATACGGTCACTCGATGGTCAAGGATGGCGATTTCTTCCGATCGCAAGGCGGCCTGAAAGACGACTGGGGCAAGCACTGGATACCCGTTCATGCAGAGTCGATCGAGGACGCGCGGCGGCTCGCCGATCGCATGGTGACCAAGCAACAGTCTCCCATCTGGAACTCCGATGCACCGGGAGGCAACCCATGATTGACACCCGCGAAATCCGCGTCTTCCACGTCTGCGGCTCGATCGGCGGCGGTGCCAAGGGCTTCCAGCGCGGCAGTGCCCGCGTCGGCAACCTGCAGGCCAAGTTCCGCTGCATCGGCAGCGTCGACGTCGACGCCGCCGCCTGCCGCGACTTCGAGCGGCTCGTCGGCAGCAAAGCCACGGTGATGGATCTGTTCAGCCGCGACCAGTACATCGCCTGGCACGGCAAGGAGCCGCCTGCCGGATGGCGCGAGGCGACGCCGGCGGACATCCGTCGCGCTGCCGGCGGCGAGCGGCCGCACATCGTGTTCACCAGCTCGCCGTGCAAGGGTTTCAGCGGCCTGCTCAACGAGGCGAAATCCAAGACCCACAAGTATCAGGCGCTCAACGAGCTGGCCCTGCGCAGCGTGTGGCTGTCGATGGAAGCGTGGGCCGATGATCCGCCGGAGTTCTTCCTGCTGGAAAACGTGCCGCGCATCGCCACCCGCGGCCGCCACCTGCTCGACCAGCTCACCAGCATGCTGCGCCACTACGGCTACGCGGTGGCCGAGACCACGCACGACTGCGGCGAGCTCGGCGGCCTCGCGCAGAGCCGAAAGCGCTTCCTCATGGTGGCCCGTCATCAGGCCAAGGTGCCGCCGTTCCTGTACGAGCCGCAATGCCGTCCGCTGCAGGCCGTCGGTACCGTGCTCGATCGCTGCCCGCTTCCGGGCGACGTCGATCGCGCCGGCCCGATGCACCGCGTGCCGTCGCTGCAGTGGAAGACTTGGCTGCGTCTTGCGTTCGTGGAGGCGGGAAGCGATTGGCGATCGCTGCAGAAGTTGCGCGTGGTCGACGGCGTGCTCGCGGACTACGGCATCGTTCCGGAGGGCGAATATCGCGGCGGCGTGCTGGGCGTGAACCGTTGGGAAGATCCCAGCGGTTGCATCGCCGGGCGCAACACGCCGACCAATGGCAACTTCAGCGTCGCGGATCCACGCTTCGCCAGCGGCGGCAACGACTACGGCCAGTACGGCGTGCGCAAGTGGGGCGACACGTCGGGCGCGATCATCGGCGTGAAGTCACCGGGTCAAGGTGCGTTCGCTGTGGCTGACCCGCGCTGCCCGTCGACCAAGCACAACAACTGCTTTCGCGTCGTCGGCTTCGACCATGCCGCCGGCACCGTCACCGGCGGAGGTCACCCCAGCGCCGGCGGGCAAGCCGTGGCCGATCCGCGCCCGCCGGCCGGACCGCTTTTCAGCAAGTACAAGGTCACTCGTTGGGACCAAAAAACTGGCACGGTCATCGGCGGCGATGACCAGGGCGCTTATGCCGTCGCCGATCCACGGCCCCGCATCGACCGAACAGCAGGGCATTACCTCACCGGCGGCCATTACGGCGTGGTGCCCTACGACGCCAGCAGCTATGCCGTCACCGGCTCGGCCTGCCACGACAACGGCCACTGGTCGGTGGCCGATCCGCGCATGCCGGCAGAGCGCGACAAGGTGCAGGCGATGATCCGCGCTGTCGACGGCACCTGGCACCGCCCGTTCACCACCTTTGAGCTGGCCGCGCTGCAGTCGCTGGTCGATCCTGAAACCCAGCTCGAACTCGACGGCCTCAGCGACCAGGCATGGCGCGAGCGCATCGGCAACGCGGTACCGCCCGCCGCCGCCGAGGCCATCGCCTGCGTCATGGGCCGAACCCTGCTCGCCGCGTGGAGCGGCCAGACGTTCTTCCTCGACAGCATGCCCATCTGGGTGCAGCCGGTGGCGGTGGCGATCGCATTGTCGGGGGCGCAGTCATGACCGATATCGACGCAATTTTGAGGGAGCAAGCGTTGGCCTTCATCGCGGCTAACGCCGTAGTCGCGGTCGGCGACACGGTAACGACCACATGGGCCGGCTGGAAGAAGCCCAAGAGGGTCAGAATCAGCAGCGTTGGCGCGCATCTCGTTTGTCGGTTCGACGACGGACTGCACGCTTGGGTCGCCGGCTATTCGATGGAATATTGTGCCGAGCGCCTACGGAAAGACGGCACATCGAAGGAGCGCGACGGCGGCGGCATCTGCCTGACAAACCTTCAAACCGACGACGGCCAGTGGTGGGCGACAGGCGGTCGGTGGAGAGAAGAATTAGGGTTCAACCATGCAGGACTTTCATGGGTTCATAGGGAGGTAGCCCATGGATAGCATCGCCATCCGAAAGCCCGCCCTGCGCTACCACGGCGCCAAGTTCCGCCTGGCGCCGTGGATCATGTCGTTTTTCCCGGTGCACCGCTGCTACGTCGAGCCGTTCGGCGGCGCGGCCGGCGTGCTGCTGCAGAAGCCACGCGCCTACGCCGAGGTCTACAACGACCTCGACGGCGCCGTGGTCAACTTCTTCACCGTGCTTCGCGATCCGGTGCAGCGCGATCAGTTGATCGAGGCCTGCCGGCTCACGCCCTATGCCCGCGCCGAGTTCGACCAGGCGTGGGAGGATGCCACCGACCCGGTCGAGCGCGCCCGGCGCATCGCCATCCGCGCGCAGATGGGCTTCGGCAGCGCCGGCGCCAGTAAGTGCACAACCGGATTCCGGATCGACACCAAGCGCGCCTACGGAACGTCGCAACAGCACTGGGCCGACTATCCCGACACGCTGTCGTCGGTGGCGCGCCGGTTCATCGGTGTGCTGATCGAAAACCGACCGGCGATCGACGTGATGCAGCAGCACGACGACGAAAACACCCTGCATTTCGTTGATCCGCCGTACATGCACGAAACGCGGGTGAGAGGCGCAGGCAAAGCCCGCTACTACCGTCACGAAATGACCAATGACCAGCACGTCGCGCTGCTCGATGCGGTACTGCAACTGAAGGGCATGGTGGTACTCAGTGGCTATGCCACCGAGATGTACGCCGACAGGCTGGGTAGCTGGTCGACGCATCAGACATCGGCTCGCATAGCGGCCGGTAGGGGTGGGGCGTGCCGGACCGAGAATGTATGGATCAACCCGCGCTGCGCAGACGGTCTCGCGCAGCGTGACAATCAGCTCTTCGCGAGCGTAGGCGCATGACCTCGACACCCGATGAAACCGAATGGCAGCGGCGCGTGATGGAGGCGCGCGCCCGCCTGCGCGAGGGCTACACCACCCGGGCAAAGGTGGATGAGCTGATGCGACAGGTGGCCGCCAGGCGTGAGAAGGCGGCGGCGGACCAGCTTCGGCAGGACATGCGTGCGCAGTGGCAGACCCGAAGCGACTGGATGACCCGCTGACCAGTCCTAGTCGATGCCCTCAAGCAACTCGGCCATCGTGGTTCCCAACCCGGTGGCCACACGGTGAAGGGTCTGCAGGGTGATGTTCTTTTCTCCGCGCTCGATCGCCCCGTAGTAGGCCCGGTGCATGTCGATATGGTCGGCAAAGTCATCCTGGCTCAGTTCCAGCGACTTGCGCGCGTCCCGCATGGCCTGGCCCACCCTTGTTGCCACATTCAGTTCTTTCATCGGGTCACGCTAGGCAACAAGTGTGACCAACTCCACGCCCTTAGAGGTAGGCTACTTAAAACTGGCTTTTCTCCCCGTTTTGGTATGTCACTTGCACGCAATATTTTTCGGTCCCCGGCGTACGTTGAGCTATCCACGGGCATCCGGCGCAGCCGCCGAGACAGCGGCAGCGCAAGATTTTTATGAACAGGCATCAGATGACGCAGGTGGCATGGCGCCTTACGGCCGGCATCGTCGGCCAGTTACCACCCAGGGAGCAACCATGCTGCAGGACGTTCAATCCATTGAGATCACCCGCCATATTGAGGCCCTTCGACTGCGACTTGAGGCGCTCGACGCGGCCGCTACCGGCATCGCGGAAGGCATCCGCCAAAACACGCTGGGCGCCGACGCGGCCTATCAGTTGCTCGACCTGATCGGCGCCGATCTCAAGGCCCGCACAGAGGCCTTGATGACCATGGTGTCGTAGGGAAATGCCTACAAAAGACGACGCACGGCGTCACGCGTGCCGCGCGGAGGCACCTACGCCACCGCCCGGTGGGCGATCGCAGGCACCGCGGTGCGAAGCTCATCCAGATAATCGGCCCACGCCTGCATCATCTGCCGGCGCTCCTCCAGGTACTTCGCCTTGTTGTAGATCCCGCGGATCCGGTTTTTATCCTTGTGTGCCAGCTGCCGCTCGATCGCGTCGGCGCTCCACCCTTTCTCATTGAGCGCCGTGCTGGCCATGTGGCGCAGCCCATGCGCCACAATTTCCCCCTTGAAACCCATGCGGGCAAAGGCGGCATTGATGGTGCCGTCTGACATCGGCCGCGTGATGGACCGCTCGCCAGGAAACACGTACTTCCCCTGACCGGTCAGCGGATGCAACTCCCGCAACAGTTCCACCGCCTGCCGGCTCAGCGGCACCAGGTGCGAATCGGCGACGGACTTGAGCGCCTTGCGCATTTTCAGGCGCTCGCCGGGCACTGCCCATAGCGCCGCATCAAGATCAAACTCGGTCCATAACGCCTTGCGCAGTTCGCTGGGCCGGGTGAACACCAGCGGGGCGATCTGCAGCGCATAGCGGGTGATGTAGGATCCGTGGTACGTCTTGATGGCACGCAACAACTCCCCGATTCGATCCGGGTCGGTCAGCGTGGGGTAGTTCTGGCTGTTGGATGTCGGCAGCGTGCCAACAAGGTCGGCGGCCACATTACGGTCGACCATGTTGCGCGGTATCGCCCAGCGGTAGATCTCGACCAGGTAGTTCAGCGTGCGGTGCGCGGTTTCCACGGCGCCGCGATCGACGATGCGCTGCAGGCAGGCCAGCAGCATGCCCGACGTCACCTCCACGATCGGCACCTTTCCCAGCCACGGGTAGATGTTCAATGCCAGCCGGCTCCGGACACCGCGGGAGTAGCCCTCGACCCACGTCGGTTCCTTCTCGGCAAACCACGCGTTGCCGATCGCCTCGATACTGTTCTCGATCGCCCTATCACGCTGCATCCGGTCGACCCGGCGCTGCATGCTCGGATCCACGCCCATGGCCAGCTGCTTGCGTGCCGCGTCGCGCGCTGCGCGCGCATCGGCCAGGCTCACGTCGGGGTACACGCCCAATCCCATCATCCGGGCAGCACCGGAAAAGCGGTACTTGAGCCGCCAGTAACGGGCGCCTGTGGGCATCACCTGCAGGTACAGGCCCTTGCCCGCAGCAAGTCGATACATCTTCTCCCGTGGCCGCGCATTGCGCGCCGCCACGGCCGTCAATTCGCCCATCGCGCTCTCTCCTGGTGGTACATAAAGCACGACATCGACCGCCCCGTCGATTCGTACCCCCAAAAGTACCACCAACCGCCACGCGCTGGACTGATCCAATCCGACACAACGTGAGACAACCAAACACCCCGGATCGCCCGTCACACAAGCCTTCCGGCGCCTACACGAGTCCCAGTGATATCACCTGAAACCTAATACTGGTGGGTCGTCCGGGATTCGAACCCGGGACCAATAGATTAAAAGTCTACTGCTCTACCAACTGAGCTAACGACCCATCATTGAAAACTCAAGCCGGCAATTTTACGGTCTGCACGGCGG